CTGATCTCCAGCTACTGGAGACGGAGAACGTCTTGCCTACCATCATTTGATTTCTCGCAATGACGGTAAATCTTCCTCCTCCACTCAGCGCTTTATTGTCCCATTTGTTTAGGATTTTAGGCGCCCCCCTCAAATCATGCATGAGCTTCCTCATCAGAAACTCACGCCCGCGTTGAGGCCTCGGCGTTATTACAAGCCGAGAGTATTTGTACAAGCACTGCTTATACGCCCCTTGTGGGGGCATTGGCACATGCAAGTACGAGTCAAAATCCTCATCCGAATAAGGCCCCACGATCCCAACAAAGGGATCCGGGATCCACTTCCGGAGTAAGGAGAGAGCTGATGACTCCTCTTCGATCTCCCAATACAATGAAAGGAGCCTCTTAATGCGATTGTAGTCGCACCAAAGACCCTGCACATCGTGCGGGATTTCGTCAAGAAACACAGGTCGTAGTGAGTGTCCCTGGAACCAGTCTGTGCCACAGGATTCCCTAACATCACCAGTAAAAAAGGTTTTGTCAAGGTTTACCTTAAAGCCAGATAGGCGAAGAGCCTCAACTAGACGATAGTAGTATTTCTGAGCGACAATAAGATCATCGCCAAATACTGCAAATTTCGTCCTGTCAAAGCGATCTCCGGCCGCTTTCGTCACTGCGTATATTAGCGCAGCGAAGATTGCGGATTCCAATGCGAATGTGTAACCGTTGCCCATGGAAGAGATCTTCTCGTATTCAATGAGTTGATCACCCAAGGTCCCCGAAGGGGACCGCAGGTCCATGAGATAAGTTACCCACTGTTTGGGTAGCAGCAACTCGCAGATCTTAGTACTAACTGAGTCACTGGCCGCACTTAAGTCGATCGTAACAAAGCGATCTTCCTGGTTTGGCAAACTCCCCAATCGAGCTAGTTCCTGATTCTTCGTCTGGTCATCTAGATTCACACCGAAACGCTTTAAGCGCTTTCGGATAAAACCATCGACACCCAGTTGAAGAAACAAATTCAGGGTAGGCTCAATCGCGATAGTACGCTCTTTCAGAGCGTCCTTGGGTACAAAGGTGATTCGGTTCCCATCGACGATTTTAATAACCTTAGACCAGAACTCCCTCTCATCTATAGGATAGTGCTTCGGTATACCGAAACGACTCCTGTAAGAATCTTGAAGGGCTCCGATCCATCTCTGGTCAGTCGCGATGGCAAACTGGGCGTACCGGAAAGCTCCAACCGTGCAGTGATAGGGCCACTCAGCGTATTTATGATAAGCTGAGATACGGCCTTTCTCTGTGCTCGTGGTGGCTCCCGGCCCATGCCTAGACCTTTCTAATAGCTCTCGGTGACCTGGCAAATTGTCACCAAGCAGTCTCGCCAAAAATACTCGGGCGTAATGAAGAATTTTCACGCCCCAGTCCGTCTCAGGTTCAGAAAGGTTCTTATAATCTTGGTGATTATAAGATTTACAGGACAACTCGGCCGCCAAGAAGATCTCGGTAGCCCGTGTCGTGCGTTTTTCCTTATCCGTCTGAAAACGAAATTTCTTGATAAGACTGGTAAGTGCGTACTTAGCTCGCATTTCTGAAAGCTTTGTACGTCCAGTGGGAGCAATACTCTGTAGCCCCCACGCCTCGGTGAGGTCGAGATACCCCGTAAGGTCACGATTTCTTATGACCTTAGCTAGGGCATCCGAATCCTCAGTACCGAGGAACTCCTTGAGGTCCGCATGTAAATTGTGCGCGACCTTCCAAGGGTAATCCCCCGGAAGTGATACGTCGGTCTTCATTGATCGACGTGGTTTCTTGGTTCTGGTGTTACTTTTCATGACACCTCCAATTCTACCTTTGTTTTAATGGAAATTTCTTCCCTAATAAGGTCCAGATCTTCTTACACCCAACAATAATAAGTCGAGTGTGGAAGAGCATGAGAACGACAAAATCGAGTACGCTATGTAAACGTTGCGTATTCATGTCAGATCATCAACTGGTTCATCAGGGACTCCATAAAGGTATCATCGTCCAAGATGGCTATGATGCGTTGCCGAATAATCATTCGATCGGCTGCACTCACACCCACTGGCACTGAAAAGGACACTTCCGCGATAACAGGAGCGGTGAGGGTAGCAACCCCATCCACTCCATCAACCGCAAAGTCTTGCGAAAACTTGAGGGTAGATTTTGCATTGCCCTTATAGTTCCCTGAGACTTTTGGATGTGTCCGGTACAACGTCAACGTATCGCGGGCGGCCAAGTCATGGTCTTCCCCGATGTACACGGACCGATTCTGATATTCCTCGTAACGAGTGAAGTCATAGTCGACCGGTGTGGCGTTGTTCAGTTCGTCTACCGCTAAGGTAATAACATTGTCTTGCATGGGATTTCTCCTATGTACTTAAGACCGTCAATGGCTGAATATATTCTTTGCCATCACGGCCAAGTCAATGAGCTTTAGCGTGTTTAACCTAAGATTAAAACTAGGCAAAACAGGCCGGCTCGGGTCTGGGACACGTTGCTTTACTACTGAGATTGTAGTGTAGCAGCCATTGTTAAGGACGGTTTGGTAATCCTCGATAGGATCTGCCGCATTCGTCCATAGGCGCGTGTCCACGAACTCGGTTGTCTCCACTGCTTCAATCGTGGAAACATACCAAGAGGCGAGCGGTCTGATCCCCACTTCTGGAGACCAGGCGCTTAAAACATCGCTAATGTTGAAGATCCAGTCAATAACAAAGCTATATGGAACTAACTCCCACATAGCTTCAACTGGGTGGTGCAAGCCCCAAACAGGCAACTTACTATCCGCTTCTAAACTAGCGAGCACACCTGCTCTGACATCGATTTTAACACTAGCAGTCCGAAGGAGTGTAGATTTGATAATCCACGTACCTCCGTCAGACCATCCCTGACAATCAAACTCGTCAGAGGTGGAACTGCTATAGTCGTAGTCAGACGTATGACCTCTAAACGTCTGCCGTGTGTGCGTGTCCTTCATGCTCAAATGAATGGCATTCCGGACACCGGCAAAGTCGTAAAGCATCGGCCGTATGGCATATCGAACTTCCATATACCTGTCAGCAAGCTCCTTAAAGGTGAGTTGGCTAGCCAAATAGCTGCCGTCTCCCTTCTTTATCGCCCTTAAAATCTTAATCAGGCGACGAAGGATA